CCAAGCTTCCCGTTTCGTATGTCACCACGCAGTGAAGCTAAGTAGAGCCCGTCCTCGTTGAAAAATCTTCTTCGAGAACCGCGGAATCCACTTGGCAACACCAAGACATCGTCAAGTACGGTAATCTGATTAGGCTTAGAAACCCACTTTCGGTATTTCACCGATTGCGTATCTCTGCATCTTTTCAGATTTTGAACCATACAAGATGGTACCTTGATGCCTGCGTCGTCATTCTCCGCCAGAGGAACCGGTAGAAATCTAACGGTTTTCTGGGGCGGCCAACAGTGCGACTAAGGCTTATGCCTGTCATCGCGCTCCATTGGTTTAGACGATTTATAGCGACATATCGGGAGGCTTGTGTCTTGAGGGATTTGATATAAACCCCTCTAACAAGGTGACCTAAATAATAATCACCGCCACAAGACTCACGAAACGGCCCTGTACTAAAGGACTTCTCATCATTGACTGTGAACCCAAGTATATTCAGCAGACGTACTGTTTGACGGTACGCCTGTGGAGGGACGATAATATCGTCCCCGAATACACCAAAGTTCGGGAGCCGCCTAGTATTGGCAACTCCAGTCTTCCCTGATAGCTGATAGTCATCAGTATATCCTTTCAACATCCCAATTTCTTGGGCTTGAAAGACAGATGAGACGACACAACTGAAGAGTATCGTTTGCAATGGAAACGTAAAAGCGTTACCCATTGTTGATAACATCTTCAGTTCCATCCAGTCACCGTCCGGTAACTGGACCGAAGGACTCCGAGACCACTCTAACCAACGGACAACGTCCGCTGGTAAGGTAGATCGGATCATCCTCAGTGACATAGAGTCGGAAGCAGCTTTAAGATCAATCGTGCAATACGATTGATCCTTGCTTCCCATCTGTGCCAGGATCTTGTTGCAATCTGGTTGAGTTGAGAGGTCTATACCGAAGTATTCGACCAATCTCCTCTCCAGCTTTCTACGTATACCCTGCTGAAAAAACATATTCAGTACGGGTTCAACGCAGATGCAACGCGATATGTCGGCGTTCTTTGGAACGAAAGATAGCCTGTTACCTCGCACACCAGTGAACTCCCCATACTCTTCGGATCGTCGCTTCTCAGCGAACTTCCAGAGTGGGATGTTTTGTATGGCGTGCTCGTATAACGAGAACATAGACTCACGAGTACCTACGAGAGGCCCGGCACATAACTTTGTATAAAAGTCAGTGCCGTTACTCAAGTAGGATGATCCAGGCCCTACGTCACCGTTGTGAAACAGTGATAAGGTGTCCGTAAGGATATGACCGTAGCTAACCTTATTGAAAAACTTGTATACTTCAGCTTTGAACAAGCCTAGTAACAAGTCGTCCTCTAAGGAACGGTCATCTCGTATTTTCCATTCGCCGCATCGTATGTTACTAGCGACGAATTGGTCCAAAGCAGCTTTATCTGCTTGTTGTGAAGATCGATCTTCGAATTTCTTGAAGAAAGACTTCCTCAACAGAGCAGCAGCTGCCTCTTGCCAGGAAAACTCGTCGACCTGGTTCCATTGCCCGTTAAGCAAGCGCTTTTGGCGCTTTGCTAACATGCTTTGGTTCCATTCTTCGAGGTCTAGTTCGAGGTCAATTAAAAGAGCATTTGAACAGAGGTCCATTACAAAATCTCCAAATTGCAGTAAGGGGTGACAAACCCCGGGAGGATTATTCCTCGCTATCTTGCCGTTCAACAGGCTCGACGTCTATATCTAGAGAACCATCTCCCCGAAGGGAGAAGTCCTGTAGAATACAGCCGCCGAGTTGAGGAACGAAAGACAGGATCAGAAGGATCAGGTACTTATGTGACATCACACAGTACCTACGATCGGAATCTGCCCTGTATTTGCACTCTGGGCCCAAAGGACCCCGATGTGCGCAGACATAGCTGCCAATACATTCGCAGCATCATAGGTATCTGCACCAGCGGGAACCCTTATAAAGGTTTCGATGATGCAGGTCTTGTGAGGCTGTGAAGCAGCAGGGAGCACACCCTTACGGGTACGAACCTTGCTGACGTTCATTGGCACATTACTGATGACACCAGTTACCGGATTGACCGAACCCAGTTGTCTAAACTGAGCAGGCCTTTCAGCGGTAATGGTGAATGGAGAAGACACAGTATGCGTAGTCACGCCAGTTTGCGTTCCGCCTAAAGCGGTAACTGCATACTGAACGCTATGCGCATTCGGCGGCGTATCCGATACAATCGTATACGTCGGGCTTGTGAAGCCTGTCTGTGGACCACCCGTTATGGGTGAACTTGGTGCAAAAGCCATTGGATTATCTCCGGCTGTAGTTACCTGAGAGCGAAATTGCTCAAAGGGTAGTGCTTTAAGATAGCATTCCAGCTATCTAAAGTAGTTCTTCAGCTTATTCCGCATAACAAGCAAACCAAAAATATTGGCCACTTGCTTAGCGTTATTTGGAAGGTGAATATCCAAATTAGGTACAAGGGACCCTTCATAGGGAGCCCTTTCCACCGAAGTCACTGTTTGAACACTCTTACCTGGGATGTTACCTAGGGGATAGTGGCCCTGCGCGCCGAGATCACCATATCGAGGAGTCCAATTATAGAACTCCCGTTTGGATTCTCGGCGTACAGTGCGTATCACCCACCTTACAGACGAAGTCTGTAAGCAGGCAGCATCGATTATTGAACCAACATTGGTAAAATAATCAATCACGAACGAATACGGAATTAGTTCCCAAATAGCCGGCAACCAGTTGGTAGGCGCAAAGCCCACCCGCTGATTATTTAGCTGGCTAACTAATCCGTGATCAACGCATGCGATGTACCTTACCGAGACTGTAGTACTAGTCCTGAGTCGGGTAGCAAAGTAGCATGGGTAAACGGCAGTCGGATACGGCGCGGGCTGATCAGAAATGACTTGTTTGTCAATTCCTACAGCACGAACCGGTTTCCACCTGTCGCTCACATCTCCTGCATAATAGTTAGCCAGCGTTTCCGCTGCACTATCTATGTCTGACAGGAGAGGTGCCCATCCTAGCTGGAATTCCAGCCATTCGTTAGATGCATTCTCTAACAGGAGCTTGGTGCGTTGTTTCGGGGTAAGATTTTTAATCCTATTCCCCGCTCGACGTAAAATCTTCTTACGACCGGTTAATAATTTACGGCCGTAATCGAAGACACCTCGCTTAAGTTTGAGAGCACTGTGCGTGATAAGACCTACAGTTTCCCTGAATTCTCCAGAGAACACTAGTCCTTGAAAGGACGTCTGTGCTCCGCGGATCTTCCGGGAAATGTATTTCTTTGCCAGGTTATCGGCCAAGGCTTCCGAGAGACCCACAGGACTACTCGGCCAGGGAGGCGAAAGCGACCCTGACTGTATGTAGAACTGTGGTGATGTAGGAGACAGAGGACTTCCGTTTTTGTTGAACATCTCTTGTGAAATATAGCAAGGTCGAGTAAGGGACCTATACCGAACACCCGTCATGGGTGTACCGGCTTGGACTCCAGACTTTACCTGCTGTTTCCACCGAGGATTTTTAACTCCAACGAAAGAGTCAGTTCCGCTCAGGGATGAGCTCGAAGTTACGTTTTGACTGTAACTACCGTTTTTTAAGACGGTCTGACGTGTAAAACTTACCTTTTTACGGTAAGGTGTACTCTTCGTAATAGTCTCTGACATCAATAATCTCCTTGGACCTGGTGCTTCACTTTTGTTTATTGTCCTACCACAC